AGTAAATGATTGATGTAAAATTACTGCGTATTATAACTGGTGAAGAAGTTATTGCTGAACTTCTTTCCGAAACAGAGGAAACAATTACAGTACAAAATGGTCTTGTAGTTCTTCCAACTAATAATGGTGTTGGGTTTGCTCCTTGGGCAACAGTAATTAGTAAAGAAAAACCCGAAATTATGATATCTAAAAATCATATTGTATATGTTGTAGAGGTTCAAGAAGATCTTTCTAAAAAATATAATGAGATGTTTGGGAGTAAATTAATTACACCAAATGAGAAAAAGATAATTCTTTGATATTTGGTAAAATGGTCGAATTAAAAGATTGGTTGAATTCTATTAATCAAACAAAGAAAAATCTTCTTGATGAGGATCCTACTTTAGAAAAGGAATATACTCCATACATTGTCAACAAATGTCTTAGTGGAAGTATAGATTGTATTATGTTTGTTAATGAATTAAATGTTAATAACAAATTGGATAAGAAACTTCAATATGATTTTCTTATAAATACTGTGAGAACCAAGAAGAGATTTTCTCCTTGGATGAAAAAGGAAAAAATTAAAGACCTTGAATACGTCAAATCTTACTATGGTTATAGTACCGAAAAGGCAGAGCAAGCGTTGAGAATTCTTTCTGATGAACAAATTAATTTCATTAAACAAAAACTTGATGTCGGAGGAACAAAATGAGTGTCGTTCAAGAACCTGAAGTGAAGTGGTCACCAGACCAAATGGTCGAAGTTATTCTTAATGAACCAGATGATTTTTTGAAGGTTCGTGAGACTCTTACCAGAATTGGTGTCGCATCTCGCAAAGAAAAAAAAATCTATCAATCTTGCCATATTCTGCATAAGCAAGGAAAGTATTATCTGGTGCATTTTAAGGAACTTTTTGCCCTTGATGGTAAACCAGCAAATCTTACAGTAAATGACGTTCAACGTCGTAATAGAATTTCTCAACTACTTGCTGATTGGGGACTAATTACAATTGTTGATGTCAATAAAATTCAAGATATTGCTCCATTGAATCAAATTAAAGTTCTTTCGTATAAGGACAAGGGTGATTGGATTTTGGAAACCAAGTATAACATTGGTGCCAAGAAAAAAAGGGTTGAAGGGGAAACCGAATAATTTTGTAGGGAGGTCAGAACCTCCCTTTTTTATTGTTTTCTGTTAAATAATAGTGGATGCCAAATGGGTCCACACAACACAAACTCGCTTTTAAAGGAGCTACAATAATGACAAGTATCACTAGGTATACTGCTGCGGATCTTCCTACGTTAATGGATAGAATCGCTAGAAATGGTATCGGTATGGATGAATACTTTAACAAGTTATTTAATGTTCATGAAACAACTTCCAACTATCCCCCATATAACCTTGTTCAAGTAAGTAACGTAGAATCACGACTTGAACTTGCACTTGCTGGATTTAAGAAGAAGGAGGTTTATGTCTATACACAAGATGGTAAACTGTTCGTTGAGGGACAAAAAGAGGATAAGGAATCTGACACCAACTACGTCCATAAGGGATTGGCTCAACGATCTTTCAAGAGAGCATGGACAATGGCAGATGATACAGAAGTCACAGATGTATCCTTTGAAGATGGACTCCTCTCTGTCAACTTGAAAAAAATTGTTCCAGATCACCACAAACGAAAAGATTATCTATAAATATATTTGAATATCGTCGGCGCAGGGGAACGACTGGCAAAATCCAGTTGACTTCCCCCTTTTTTCTTGCTATAATTTTTTGAGGTGCTTGGAGTAAATGGCTATTAAACTTGCGGTTTTAAAATCTGGAGAAGATATTATTGCAGATATTAAGGAATTGGTAGATGATGATGGAAAGGCAGTATCATTTGTATTCCAAAATCCTTACTCTGTTAAATTGCTGTCTCCTCAAACTTTAATGGAGCAGACTGAAAATGAAAGGGAATATAGCGTATCATTTATTCCCTGGATTCCTTTGTCACACGATACTGATATTGCAGTTGGATTTGATTGGGTGGTTACTATAGTGGAACCAACAAAAATGTTAAAAGAATCTTATGAGGAAAGAATGAATGGAAAGTCAAGTACTAATACTAGTGTTGATGAACAATATGTCCCTGATAACGAGGGTTGAGGAAGTATCGTCTGAATTAGGAGAACCAGATTGTAGATTAGTTAAACCTTATCTTATTGATTCTGATTTAAATATTTCTCCCTGGTTAAGTGAATTCACAAATTCAGATGAATTTATGATGAGTTCGGATAAAATTCTGACATTAATTGAACCTAAAAAATCATTACTTGACAAATACTTAGAACTTACCCAATGAGATTTTACACCAACGTCTATGAAAAATTTAATAAAATGTTGGTCCGTGGTTATGATAATGGTGAGTATTTTCAAATAGAAGAGGATTATCAACCTACTCTATTTGTACCTTCAAAGAAAAAAACAAAATATAGAACGTTGGATGGATATCCAGTCGAACCTATTCAACCTGGAAAGATTTCTGATTGTAAGGAATTTCTAGACAAGTATTCTAAGGTTGAGGGATTTACTGTCTATGGTAATGACAACTATAAAGCACAGTATATTTCAGACAAATATCCTGAGGATGAGATAAAATTTGATATTGCAAAGATTCGACTCTTTACAATTGACATTGAGGTTTCTGCCGAAAGTGGATTCCCAAATGTCTTTGATTGTGCGGAAGAAATTCTGACAATTACCCTTCAGAACTATGCAACAAAGCAGATTATCTGTTTTGCAAATTCCAGAGAGTATGACAATACTCGCAAAGACCTTGCATATGTGAAGTGTTCTGATGAAATTGATTTGATTCACCGATTCCTTGCATTCTGGCAACAAAATACTCCAGATGCCATCACTGGATGGAACTGTGAGTTGTATGATATTCCATATATTGCTGGACGTATTGAACGGATTCTTGGGGAGAAGGAAGCACGTCGTCTTTCTCCTTGGGGAAATATTCGAAGGAAAGAACTTGTAATTCAGGGTAGAGAGCAAATCTCTTATGAAGTAGCAGGAGTATCTGTGATTGACTACCTTGATTTGTATAAGAAATTCACTTACACAAACCAGGAATCTTATCGTCTTGACCACATCGCATTTGTGGAACTGGGACAGAAAAAACTAGACCACTCTGAGTTTGAAACCTTTAAGGATTTTTATACGAAAGACTGGCAAAAGTTTGTAGACTACAACATCAAAGACGTTGAACTTGTTGACCAATTGGAAGACAAGATGAAACTTATTGAATTGTGCTTAACAATGGCATATGATGCTAAAGTTAATTACAATGATGTGTTCTTTCAAGTAAGAACTTGGGATGCCATCATTTATAATTATCTTAAAAAAAGAAATATTGTAATTCCACCTAAAGATAAATCATCTAAAGATGAAAAATATGCTGGAGCATATGTTAAGGAACCAATTCCTGGGATTTATGATTGGGTTGTCAGTTTTGACCTCAACTCTCTGTATCCTCATCTTATTATGCAATATAATATCTCTCCCGAAACTCTTTTAGAAGAAAAGCACCCTCAGGCAACGGTTGATAGAATCTTAAATGAGCAAATTAATTTTGAACTGTATAAAGATTATGCGGTCTGTGCCAATGGTGCTATGTACCGTAAGGATGTGAAAGGATTTCTTCCTGAGTTGATGGAGAAAATGTATGGGGACCGAGTTATCTTCAAAAAGAAGATGATTGAGGCAAAGAAAGAATACCAGAAGACTCCAACCAAAGAATTGGAAAAGGAGATTGCTCGTTGCAATAATATTCAGATGGCAAAGAAGATTTCTCTGAACTCTGCTTATGGTGCCATCGGAAACCAATACTTTAGATACTATAAACTAGCAAATGCTGAGGCAATTACTTTGTCTGGGCAAGTATCAATCCGTTGGATTGAGGGGAAAATGAATAAGTATCTAAATAAGGTGTTGAAAACAGAAAATGTTGATTATGTTATTGCTTCAGATACTGATTCTATTTACCTTAATATGGGTCCTTTGGTTAAATGTGTATACAAAGGAAGAGAGGAGACTCGTGAGAAAGTTGTTTCGTTCCTTGATAAGTTGTGTGGTATGGAACTTGAAAAGTATATTGAAAGTTCTTACCAAGAATTGGCTGACTATGTAAATGCATATGAGCAGAAAATGCAGATGAAACGGGAGAATATTGCTGACCGTGGAATCTGGACTGCTAAGAAACGATACATTCTTAATGTTTGGGATAGTGAAGGAGTTCGTTATGAACAACCAAAACTAAAGATTATGGGACTGGAAGCAGTTAAATCTTCTACTCCTGCACCTTGTCGTCAGATGATTAAGGATGCTCTCAAACTCATTATGACTAAGACTGAAGATGATATGATTGAGTATATTGAGAAGTCTAGAAGGGAATTTAGTAATCTTTCAGTAGAGGAAATTTCATTTCCAAGAACTGTATCTGATGTTGTTAAGCATAAAGCACATGCAACAATTTATGGAAAAGGAACACCAATCCATGTTCGGGGTGCTCTTCTCTATAATCATTTCATTAAAGAAAAAAAACTTGATAAAAAGTATGCAGCAATTCAGAATGGTGAAAAAATTAAATTTTGTTATTTAAAACTTCCCAACCCAATGCGTGAAAATGTAATTTCTTATATTCAAGAATTTCCTAAGGAATTGGGATTGGACAAATACATCGACTATGAACTACAATTCAATAAAGCATTCTTGGAACCTATGAGGGTTATCCTTGATGCAATTGGTTGGAAAGTTGAAAAAACAATTACTCTAGAATCATTTTTTTCCTGATGGATTTGCCTATTAACGACGAAGAACTGAATACAATTGTAAGAGCAATGGCTCTCGGTGGAGACACTGCACTATATCAAAAACTTAAACTTGTGAAGGAACTAAAAGAACAGGGACTTCCTTATAAAAAAATCTTACGTGAAGAATATGGGATGGTAGCTTGATGGATTTTCTTAAAGATATTGTAAAGGAAATTGGTGGTGAGTATACACAACTTGCTGCTGATATTGACGAAACAGAGACTTATGTTGACACAGGTTCATTTATTTTTAATGCACTGGTTTCAGGTAGTGTACTTGGCGGTGTATCTGGGAATAAGATTACTGCTATTGCTGGAGAGTCTAGTACTGGAAAGACTTTCTTCTCTCTCGCTGTGGTTAAGAACTTCCTTGATAATAATCCCGATGGTTATTGTCTCTACTTTGATACTGAAGCTGCTGTAACAAAATCTTTGTTGGAAAGTAGAGGTCTTGACATTAATAGAATTGTTGTGATTAATGTTGTTACTATTGAGGAATTTCGTTCTAAAGCACTTAAAGCAGTTGATTTGTATCTAAAAAAGAAAGAAGCAGAACGCAAACCTTGTATGTTTGTTCTTGATTCTCTGGGAATGCTTTCTACAGAGAAAGAAATTCAAGATGCTTTGGATGATAAGCAAGTTCGTGATATGACCAAATCCCAACTTGTCAAAGGTGCTTTTAGGATGCTAACCTTAAAGTTGGGGCAAGCAAAGATTCCAATGATTGTCACAAACCATACTTACGATGTAGTTGGTTCATATGTTCCAATGAAAGAAATGAGTGGGGGTTCTGGTCTCAAATACTCTGCATCTACGATCATCTATCTTTCAAAGAAAAAAGAAAAAGATGGAACAGAAGTTGTTGGAAATATTATTAAAGCAACAACTCATAAATCTCGTCTTAGTAAAGAGAATAAAACTGTAGAAGTTCGTCTATATTATGATGAACGTGGACTTGATAAGTATTATGGTCTTCTTGACCTTGCTGAGAAGTATGGTATATTTGAAAAGTCTGGTACTAGGTATCAAGTCCCCGATGGGACTTCTCAATATGGAAAGACCATTATGGATAATCCAGAAAAATATTTTACTGGTGAAGTAATGCAAGCACTTGATGAGGCAGCAAAGAAAGAGTTTTCTTATGGTTGAACTTAATGACTTTATTCAGATTTATGATAATTCGGTAGATGAGTATGTTTGCGATTATTTGATAGACTATTTTGAAAAGTCTGCAGAACTTCAAGTTAAAGTTGAAAATGAAAGAAGACCAAATTTTACTGAAATAAATCTGACTGAAAATTCAAAGCAAACTCAAGAAATTACTAATATTCATAGTTACTTTATTCAAAAAACATTTGAGTATAGAGACATTTATTATGAGTATATTGACAAAAGATGCTTTCCAGAAGAACATAATTTTGAGCAATTCAGAATAAAAAGATACATACCAAATGAAAATGAGGCATTTGATACTCA